GATTTCGTCCGGCTTGTGTTTCTTAAATTAAATTAATTGGTAGGGTTTATTCCACTTGCCTATGGTGATATTTATGTAATGGCTGCAATGAAAATAATCAGTTAATCCATCGCTATGGTCAAAGTATTTAGAAGCTTTCAACGCTTGAACAGCTTTTTGTAAAAACTCCAATGCTTGCCCACTAAATGAATTTTCCAACCAGTAAGGATTGATGCTTATGTATTTATGCGGGGAGTCTTTTAAAAAATTTATCTGGCCTTGAGTTATGGTTAGCAACAAAGTGCTGTGGTTGTGCACACTTAGGCTCCCCTTTAGTTTGTACTTTTTCAATAATGCTTTTACTACTGGGGCGACTTCTTTTTTGAAGTCTTGTGATACATAAGCCATTTTATTTCTCCATTGTTGCCGGTTCCGCCGGCTCGGTGCACTCGTAATCAAGTGCATGTGTGTAACTATATCACAATTTGATAAACTGTCAATACTTTTGTAAAATTATTTTGTTCTTTTACACCCCCGCGTAAAAATAATCATCGTCATCGTCTACATCTTTTGCAGTTTCTGTCTCTTGCTCTAGCTTCACTTGGGCTTCACTCTCAATCAGCTTTTGAATGTAATGCTGGGCTTTCTGTAAATCCTCCACGCCCCCCTTTTCCTTCCAGCGTGCTAAATACTTGATTGCATTGCCCTGTAAAAACCCCTGAAATGCCTCTTTGCTCATCCACGCTTCCATCGCGTCCCACGGTTGAACGTTTTTTTCTTGGTAGTGCGTGCCTCCTATTTGACTGTTATTTGACTGCATTTTTGCTCCTTTGCTGTTGTAAAACTTTTGTTTTGGCTCGGTATTGGCTCGCCAATTGGACTAAAAAATCTTTGGTGTACTTTCTCACGGTCTGGTCGGCCTCGATGCGCTCCACCTCTGCCACCCCTATACGCTCGATAAGTCTTTTTCGGTACTCGATAGCATTTCCGCTCAAATAACGATTGCATCGCTTACATTGGACATGGGCGTTTTTTTCTTCAAATCGCAAATTGGGCGCACTGCCAACCGATCTGAAGTGACCACAATCAACACCCCAACCGATTCCTATATCCGTCAATTCAATTCCACAACTTATGCAGGGTTTGCCCGCGTCCCTCGCCCTAATAAACGCATTAAAAGCCTTTTGAGCTTTTTTTACCAGCTGCGACAGTGTCTGCATAGCTTCCAAACGTTTTCGGACGCTAGAGCGCTCTTTAATGGCTTCCTTGCGCCTGTCCTGCTCTGCTTTTGCTTTTATTAATTGGTAAGCACATTCTGGTGAGCATACTTTCTGCATAGGTCTGGTAGGTGTGAATTCAGTTTTGCAGCTTTTGCATTTACGTGATTTCATCCTGTCCCCCTGTAAACTGCACGCCTTTTTCAGCCCCCCAAGCATAAATAAACTCTACTAGATCGGCACATTCTGATTTTGTGAGTTTGCTGGTATGCCTAAACACAATATCAAAACCATGCCCATCGATAGCCGGTAGCATCTCCACGTACTCGCCCTTGGCTCTGAACCAAGCTGCCGTTAATAGTCTCTTCCATGTGTCTAGGCTTCGGTGTGTTCCTGCCCATTCAATCTGCTTAGCAATGTCGTTAATCATTGCATGAAGTTTTGCATTTTGGTCTAGGCTTCGTTTTTCAGGCTTTACACTAAGAATGAATTTATGGCCGGATATTAACATGGGTTTAATTATTTTCCATGCTTGCAATAGCTCTACATTCCCCTGCTGGGCGTTGTAAAGTAGCCGTTTAAATTCCTGCATTAATTGCCTCCTGTACGATTTTAAGTATTTCACCCCTTTTGGGTGATTGTGGATATTTTTGAATATGGTGAAGCATGGCCTGTGCTCGAATCTTGTCGGGTCTGGTCTTTAATACCAAGTGAGCACAACAAGAAACGCATTTAAGCTCATAGCCCCCACGAGTAAAACACATCTCGCAAAACATCAATAATCACCCGCCGAATGTCTGGTTTGTGCTTTTGGTGGTTCGCCACTCCATGCTTTGAAAACAGTTTTAGCACCATCGTAAAACAGATGAACATCACCCGTTTTGCCTTGCCGGTTCTTGCCAATTCTCAATAATCCGTAATGCTCAAACTGCGCCCCAGCTTCAGGGTTTGATGCTATTGGCCTGTGAATAAATCCGATCACATCCCCATCTTGCTCAATCGCTCCTGAGTCCCTCAAGTCATGTAAGCCTGGCACTTGATTCGCCCGTTCTGCTGCACCTCGATTCACCTGCGCTAAACACACAACCACGATATCCAGTTCTTTTGCCAATGCCTTTAGTCCTCGGCTAATCTCTTCAATCTGGTAAGCTCTTGATTGTTTTGAGTCCAATCCCTGCATCAATCCGATGTAATCCACGATCAGCACATCCAACCCCTTTCGGCGTTTCAGTGCTCGCGCTTTTGATCGAACCTGTAGAATATTTAGCCCTGCTTTGTCGCTTACACGAAAATTCAGCTCTTTGGCTTTTTCGGTGGCCTCTACTATTGGGGCATAGGAAAATCCTTTTTTAGGTCGTTTTAAATCGGATATGGCAACGTCGCCAAGAATTGCCATCTGTCTATCTCTCAAATCTTGGTGCGGCATTTCCATCGATAAAAACCCCACGTGGTAACTTCTGGCAATGCTTAGCCCTATCGTCATGGCCAAAGCTGTTTTGCCCATCGCAGGCCTTGCTCCAATGATTACGAGATTCCCTCGTTGAAAACCTCCATCAAGCATTTCATCAAAATCAACCAAGCCCGTTTTAATGCCAGTCAGTAGACCTTCTTCCCTCTGCTCGATAACTTGGGTATGGGTTAATACTGCTTCATAGGCTTCAACCCATTCATCCTCATCGTGGGTCTCGGTAATCTTTCCCAGTGCCTCCTGCGCTCTATCCAAACGCTCGGATATGGGTGCGTCCAGCTTTGCTAAATCGGCTATGGTGTGCGCCAGCTCCGCCATTTTGGATTCTTTGTAGCGGTCTATCAAAGCATTTACAAGTTTGCGAATTGAGCGGCCGGTATGTGCATGGCTTTGGGATATTGCATTGATGGTGTCAAGGGTTATTCTTTTGCTTCGTACTTTATCAAAAAGAGTAAGCACATCCACCGCCTGCCCCGTTGATAGCTGTGCACTCATTTCGGTGAATATTATTCTATTGGTTGAGTCCGCAAAGTGGTCGGGCTTCAGAATGTCGCAAACCTCATCAATCGCATTATTGAAGTTTAAGAGTATCGATAAAATGCCGGTTTCGATTTCGTAGCTGTTTTGCATAATTACTGCTCCTATGCGTTCTCTATAATCTGTTTCTTGCCCTTGTCGCTGAGCAAATAATCAATGCTGGCTTTCCAGTTTCGATGGTCTTTTGAGCGCTCAGTCCTGCCCATAACAAAATCATTACCTCTAACTAGCTCAAAATAAATTTTGCAATACTCGATTGCTTCCGCCGCTGTTTCTGCTCTACGTGCCCCACTGGCTTTGTTAGATGTCAACACCCAACACCAAAAACTTTTTACTAAACGTTTACGGTCTTCCGTTTCTACAATAACTCTTGGTAGCTCAGGCAATATCTCATGATACAAATCAATAATCTGCCGGTAAGGTGCGGTGGGTAGTCCGCTTTTAGCGGGCTTATCTATATCTTGGTTCTTAGTTTCTGGTTCTTGGTTTATGGTTCTTGGTTTATGGTTAGTGGTTAGTGGTTCTTGGTTAGGTGGCGCTTCGTTTACGGGTTGTGCACGGTTCGTGCTTTTTTCCCTACGCTTTGTTTCGCGTTCCAATGCGATTCGTTTGTTTACGTCTGCCTTGGCGTGGTAGTCCAGCAGCTCGGCAAGTATGCGCTCCTGCATATACTTTCCATCGTCATCCAGTTTGAAAAACCGGCTGAGCACAAATTTGACTGCTTCAATTTCAGCCTCTGTTGAAGCCCAAGTCCACTCTAGTGCTTGTTCTAGAGTTGGAAAAATCTCACGGTCGTAGCACGAATCAATAAGAAGCGTATACGCTCCGTGTTGAAGCATGGTAAGACGACCCGCTTTCTTGGCATAGTCGCCAAGATTTCTCTTGTAATAGTGCATATTCATGCCCCAAAAAAAAACCCACAAAAACCGACAGTACCAGTGCCGTGCTCATGTGGGAAAGTCTTGCGACTTATAAATCTATGCGTCTGGTACACGCAATTCATAAATCGCCCGAATCTTAATTCTACTACAACCCTAGCAAATCCGCTATTCTTTTGCTCTCTTCTTCTATCTGCTCGGGTGTGGCGTCTGGGTGGCTTTCTAGCCACTCTTGTTTTAAACGCCTGTAGTTTGCGCGAATGTCTTGATAGGTCATATCAATACTCTGAGTATGCGTCGCGTATTAACTCATCTTTTGCCGTTACTAGCTTAGCAAATTGCGCGGGGCTTAGCTTAATCCGCTGTTCGTCCCCGCTCTCGTTATCTTGAACAATGACAATGTAACCGTATTCACCTTGAGCCATTGTTTCTCGTTCTGCGTGCATAAAAATCATTCCTGCTTCTCCTTGTTAAGTTTCTGTTCTACGGTTTTTAGCTTGCGCCAGATGTCGCCGTACTTGTGCGCTAATATTGGCCTCCACTTGTAAGCAACGCCGTTTTTTACCCACATCTGCATGGCTGCGCCCGTGGGTGCGTTCGGGCCTAACTCAGTAGATAGCCTTCGATATGAGCCAGACAGCTTACGTGCCAGCTCAAGAATCTCTAAATACTCTTTGTCGGTTAAGTGTTTCATGTTGCCATCATAACACACGATTTTATGATGTTGCAAGATTATTTTCTATAAATTTATTTTGTTGTGTTGCAAAGTTCTGCTATGGTGTGT